AAAATACTATGAATTAGCAAAGAAACAGAATGGTTATTTGTCAGCTGAAGACCGTGCAAAAGCTCAAAGACTTGAACTTGCAAGAAATCTAAAGATTTATAGCAGTGGTTTAGATTACGAACAAACAAGTGATTTTGGGGCACAGATTTTTACAAATGATTTTTCACAAGATTACAGTGATATTGAAAACTTCTGTAAAGAGAATGGTGGATTGACTGAACAAGAAGCTATATTCTTTGACAGTTGGCATGCATCTCATGAAGAATATATTGCTTTGGCTGATATGTTGTTATCTACCGGCCAAGACAATACAAAACTTCTTTCCGCATTGAATGAACAGTTAGGTATTAAATTGTCTGAAATGATAACAAATAAGATTGAAGAATATAATGCTAATTTGCCGTCTGTTGGTTCTATTGCTACTGCCCATTATGCAACTGGAACAAAGTCAGCTAAAGGTGGTCTTGCGATTACTGATGAGGATGGTTACGAGGCTAAGTTAAGAAAGTTGTCTGTCGGTCGTTATTCTATGCTTAATGCTGGCGATATGGTCTTTGATAATGAAGCGACTGATGTATTGTGGGAATTTGCAAAGAATCCTCAAAACTTTATTGACCAAGTTTCTATCTTTAAGCAATCTCCTCAACAAATGCCTACAACTAACAATTCAACGTCAACTACTGAAAGCATTACGTTTACGGGCGATATAAATGTGACTGACCCTGTTCCGGACGCAAATGCTTTTGTAGATTCTTTGACAGATAAAGTCAAATCACAATATCCTATTATAAAGAACACGAAAATATAAGTTATAGATTAGATGGTTGCTCCCTTTTTGGGAGTGACTGTCTAATGCTGTTTTTTTATTGGTTGAATCAAGGAATTTCGTGGATTGGTATTGATTTTTTGAAAAAAATCGGTTATAATAGTAATAGAAATTTTATGCGATTATATAATCGAAATGAATAAAAGTATAGTGATTATAACTTGCGTTGAAATGCATATAATATTATTAAATAAATGTTTTTGAAAGATATAGTTCAAATTATTTATAAAAGGAGGAATTGTCATGGGAGTATATGCTATAAAGAGTGAAAAGCCAATAGTTACAACCAAACCACTAGTAAGAAATACGGTCAATCAAGATTATATGAATTGGGTAAATTATATGAACACTCATGATTTTACCTTCAAGATAGACGGAGATAATAATTTAAAAGTTAAGGCAACAAAATAAATATATGAACAGTTTATATTGCTACAATTAAAAACAATACAAACCACTAATAAACAGTTACGTTATATTGCGTAGCTGTTTTTTTATTGCAAAAATTTAAGGAGGAATGTAACTGTTTGTTATAAGTTATAAAAAGTTATAAATATATGCTTACTTTTATAACTTTTAATGATAGAATTAGGTATAAACATTATAGGGAGATTTTAATTATGAGTAAATACTATTCTATCAATAAATTTTCAAAAATTTTAGGAGTATCAGCACAAACACTTAGAAATTGGGACGCAAATGGTAAACTTCATCCTCACCATACTTCTAGTAATGGATACAGATATTATTCTCATGAACAGTTAAATCAGGTTATGAACATAAAACCTAATTTAGATAGAATTGTCATTGGATATTGTAGAGTCTCAAGCAATAAACAAAAAGATGATCTGGAAAGACAAATAGAGAATATGAAATTGTATCTAAATGCACAAGGAAGACCTTATGAAATTATTTCTGATATAGGTTCTGGAATCAATTATAAGAAAAAAGGACTGAAAGAACTGATTAAACGCATATCTCAAAATAAAGTAGAAAAAGTTGTGGTTCTTTATAAAGACAGATTGTTAAGATTTGGATTTGAATTAGTCGAATATATCGCAAGTTTATATAACTGTGATATAGAAATTATTGATAACACAGAAAAATCAGAGCAACAAGAACTTGTAGAAGATTTAGTTCAAATAATTACAGTTTTTAGTTGTAAATTACAAGGTAAACGTGCAAATAAAGCTAGAAAATTAGTAAAAGAATTAATTGAGGAAGAAGGTGAATCAAATGATAAAGTCAATAAAAGTGAGATTGAATCCAAATAATAAACAATCGACTAAGTTGTTTCAATATGCAGGCTGTGCTAGATTTGCTTATAATTGGGCTATTTCAAGAGAACAGGATAATTATAAGCAAGGGAACAAATTTTTATCAGATAGTGAATTGCGAAAAGAATTTACACAATTAAAGAAACAGTCTGAATATCAATGGCTGAATGAAGTAAGCAATAATGTAACAAAACAAGCAATTAAAGATGCTTGTAATACTTATAAGAGATTCTTCAAAGGACAATGTAAATATCCTAAATTTAAGAGTAAGAAACACTCTACTCCATCTTTTTATCAAGACAATATAAAAATTCAGTTTACCGATACCCATGTGAAAGTTGAAAGTTTTTCAATGAGTAAAAAACAGAATAAACAAAAGTTAAACTGGATTAAACTTTGTGAAAAAGGAAGAATACCAACTGGCTGTAAATACATGAATCCACGTTTTACTTATGACGGATTATATTGGTATGTGTCAATTGGTATTGAAGTTAATGATAATACTACTCTTCCATCAAATGAAGGTATTGGAATTGATTTAGGAATAAAGCATTTAGCAATATGTTCTGATGGCAATACATACAAGAACATAAACAAAACGCAAACGGTAAAGAAATTAGAAAAGAAAAAACGCAGGTTACAGCGTTCCATATCAAGAAAATATGAGAAAAATAAGAAAGGAGCAAATTACTGTAAAACAAGTAACATTATAAAAAGAGAAAAAGAACTTTTAAAACTAAATCACAGACTAACAAATGTTCGTCAAAACTATTTACACCAAACAACATCTGAGATAGTGAAACGAGAACCAAGTTTCATTTGTATTGAAGATTTGAATGTAAGTGGAATGATGAAGAATAAACATTTATCCAAAGCAGTACAACAGCAAGGTTTTTATGAATTTAGAAGACAGATTGAATACAAGGCTATGTGGAACAATATACCAGTTGTTATAGCCGATAGATTTTTTCCAAGTTCTAAATTATGTAGTTGTTGTGGAAGTATTAAAAAAGATTTAAAGTTGTCTGACCGTATTTACAAATGTGAATGTGGAAATGTAATTGATAGAGATTATCAGGCGGCTTTGAATCTAAAACAGTATGGAGAAAATGTCCTAAAACAACAATCTGTAGCATAACACTTTCAAGTTATTACAGATATGTACTGATACGTTAGTCAGGAATTTATGCCTATGGAGTGTACAAGAACTTGCGAGTAGATTATGAGAAATCATGTCAAAAGCATATACGATGAAGTAGGAATGAAACATAAAGGTTTATAACTTTTTATAAGTTTTCAGTAACGGTGAAACATTTGCTTAGAAAACCAGCATTGCAATATCCACACGCAGAAGTTGTAAATCCAAATGAGAAAGTTGATTTTCAATGTGAATTACAATCAAGCGGAAAGATTGCAAAAGCACGATTAATGATAGATGACAACAATTATGAATATTACTTTGATAATTTTGATATACAAAATTTGCAAGAAAATAATTATAGTTCGTTGGTTACATACCCTATTAAGAAGAACATTCCAACATATAAGATATACAAATCGGACAGCAATAGAACAAGTGATAAAACCACGTTTTCATTCGCCGCCGGTGAAATGTATACTTGGAAGATGAGAATATATGAGGACGATACCAAGTCTAATTATGTGCCGTCTTCTTGGATTGGTAAAGGTACTGTTATGGAAATTTTATCAGGGGCTGAGTCCGCAGGATCTAATCAAGGAACATATTACGGTTTGAATAGTTCTGAAATGAATGGGAATCGAATTCTAAAGATAAATCCTCATACGCAAATGTATTTTAAGGATTGTACATTAACAAAAACTTCCGATGATAATCCACACAAAGAATTATGGACACGATATGATGAAAATGCGAACTACTATATTAAGGTTGGGAATACGTTTGCAAAAATCAAAAAATATTATTACTTTTTGCCAAAATATGACGCATATAAAAAAGACCCTGAGAGAGGAGACAAGACAGTCAAATGGTTCAACTCAACGGATGATTTAGATACATATGGTGAACCTAAATTTGGTTATGCGGTTGTAAGTGGTAAACTTAAGGTTTCTGTCAATGATACATATACAATATATTGTAATTACATAGATACAGACCAATATTATTTCGACACAAACACACCTCCTGAGATTAATTTATATGAAAACTTTACAAGTGTAAATGGTGAAAATGTGACAAGAGAGATAGATTTATCTGAAAACACGCAACTTGCTCCCCTATCCTTATCATATAGCAATTTGCATATCACTGGTGAGTATTTACAATCCGAAGGAATAAGTGTTAGTCATTATAGTTTTCTTTTAG